CGGATTCCGCGAGGCCATGGCCTTCACCGGCTTGACCGGCTCCCGCGGCGACCGGGTGCTGATCGACGATCCGCTGTCGGTGGACGATGCAGGATCCGACACCAAGCGCGAAGGCGTGAACGAGACATTCCGGGAGGCGGTGCCGACCCGACTTAACAACCCCGACCGCTCGGCGATCGTGGTGGTGATGCAGCGCCTGCACGAGAACGACGTGGCGGGCCTGATCCTGGCGAAGGACTTCGGTTACGAGCATCTGATGCTCCCCATGGAGTTCGAACCGGAACGGAAGTGTTACACGTCCATAGGGTTCGAAGACCCGCGCACCGAAGACGGCGAACTGCTGTTCCCGGCCCGCTTCTCTCGGGAAGTGGTGGAGCGCGACAAGAAGGTGATGGGCTCCTACGCCACGGCGGGGCAGTTCCAGCAGCGTCCCGCGCCCCGTGAGGGCGGTATGTTCCGGCGAGGGTGGTTCTCCCCCGTCAAGGCCGTTCCTGCCGCCACCGAGTTCGTGCGGGGCTGGGACTTGGCAGCCACGGTCACCGATGGGGCGGCATACACAGCCGGCGTGAAGGTCGGTCGTTATCCCGATGGCCGGTTCGTCATTGCTGGTGCGGTGCGTGACAGGCTCTCTGCCGGGGGCGTGGAGAAGCTGATCAAGTCGACGGCTGCGACCGATACCACGGCGTGCCGCATCTCGCTGCCGCAGGACCCGGGGCAGGCCGGCAAGGCGCAGGCTCAGTACCTGGTCAAGCAGTTGGCCGGATACGTGGCCAAGGCCACCCCGGAGAGCGGGGACAAGGTTACGCGGGCCGAGCCGATGTCGGCGCAGGCCGAGGCTGGCAATATCGACATTTTGGTAACGGGCGACCCGGCGAGAGACGCATGGGTCGAGCCGTTCCTCGACGAGCTTTGCGTGTTCCCGAGCGGGACATTCAAGGATCAGACCGACGCGGCCACACGGGCCTTCAATGAACTGGCCGATACCGGCTTCCGCTACGGCATGCTTGGAGTTGTCTGATGTGGCTTGCTGACCGGCTGTCCAACCTGCTGACTGGGCTCGGCACGGCCTCCGACAAGAAGATCGGCAACGTCCAGGTCTTCACGCCCATCGACGCCACCGTGCTGCACGCCATGTACCGTGAGGACTGGCTGGCGGCGAAGATCGTCGACATCATCCCGAACGACATGACCCGCGAGGGCAGGGAGTGGCAGGCCCAGGGTCCGCAGATCGAGGCCATCGAGGCCGTCGAGCAGTCGCCCCGCGTCGCCCTGCTGCAGAAGGTCAACAAGGCCCTGAAGCTGGCGCGCCTTGATGGTGGTGCCGGCATCTTCATCGGCATCCGTGGGCAGGAGCCGGCCAAGGAGCTGGACCTCGGCGCCGTCGGCAAGGACTCGCTGGAGTACCTGCACGTCCTCAGCCAGCAGGACGTGACGGCCGGGCCGCTCATCCGAGACGTGATGAGCCCCTACTACGACGAGCCGGAATACTACGAGGTGACGTCTCAGTCTGGCGTGCAGACGCGGGTGCACCCGTCTCGCATGGTGCGGTTCCTCGGCGCCGAGATCCTTGACCGCAACGGACGGCAGGCGAGCCAGTGGGGCGACAGCGTCCTGCAGAAGGTCTATGCCGCGATCCAGAACGCGACGAGCTCGCAGGAGCACATCGCATCGCTCATCCCTGAGATGAAACTGGACATCATCTACGTGCCGGGGCTGTCCAAGCACCTGCAGGACCCCGCCTCGACGCAGAAGCTCACCGAGCGCTTCACCTACGCCAATCAGATGAAGTCCCTGCTCCGTATGCACCTCCTCGAGGGCAACGGCGCGAACGGCGACAACGCCCTGGGCGAGAAGTGGGAGCAGAAGCAGATCAGCTTCGCTCAACTGCCCGAGCTGATGCAGCAGTACCTGAAGATTGCGGCCGGCGCGTCGGACATCACGCTGATGCGCCTGCTGCAGGATGCGCCGAGTGGGCTGGGGACGAACGGCGAGAACGCGCTGAAGTCCTACTACGACAACGTGTCGGCCCGTCAGCGGACGGAACTGCAGCCCGCGCTGAACCGGCTGGACGAGGTGATCATCCGGTCTGCGCTCGGAACGCGCGACCCGAGCATCTATTACACCTGGCGGCCGCTCTACAGCCTCTCCGAGAAGGAGAAGGCGGAGGTCTTCAAGGCCAAGGCCGATGCAGCCCGCACGATCGCCGGCAAGGGCCAGGAGAGCCCGCTGATGCCCATTGAGGCGCTTTCCGATGCTCTGGTCAACGAACTGATCGAAGACGGCTCCCTGAGCGGCCTTGAGGCCGCAATTGAGGAATACGGCAAGCTATCCGAGCAGGAAGAGGACGATGACGACGCTGATGCGGCGCTCGGCGTGCCAGCGAACCAGAATGATCCGCTTGTAGCCCGCACTCAGCGCCTTGCAGCCAACGATGCTGCGCCTCGCTCGCTCTATGTGCGCCGTGACGTGCTGAACCGCGCCGAGATCGAGCGTTGGGCCAAGTCCCAGGGCTTCACCGACATCGTGCCCGATCTACATGTCACGATCGCCTACTCCACCACGCCGGTCGACTGGTTCGCCGTCGGCACGTCGTGGTCGGACAAGGTGGAGATCGGGGCAGGTGGGCCGCGCCAGATGGCGGCGCTCGGACCTGAGGGCAAATACAAGGCCCTGCTGATCACCGCCAACGAGCTGGTGTGGCGCAATCATGAAATCCGCGAGGCAGGCGCCTCATGGGATTGGCCGGACTATCAGCCGCACATCAGCATCGCCATCGGTGGTGATGTCGACCTCGATACCATCCAGCCGTATCAAGGCAGGATTGTCCTTGGCCCGGAGATTTTCGAAGAAGTCCGGGAGGACTGACCCATGGAAACAGTCACCATCAAGGCAGACGGACGGCCAGGCGGCACCCGCATCTACACCCCGAACGGCGAAGATATCAGCCATAAGGTAATCGCTGTTTCGTTCCGCCATGAGGTTGCAAGCACCATCCCTGTTGCGGAGCTCGAACTGGCCTTCATCTCCATTGAAGCGGTCGATGTTCCTGTTCGCATGGTCGGTCCCGGCGGCAAAGAAGTGCGCCGCATTGTCTATGCCGATGGCACGATGGACGTGTTCGGCACCGTCGAGCACACAGTCGAGGACTAACCCCATGCAATTCACCGACGCTGTAACCGTCGAGGGTAAGCCTCGCCGGACTGGAGACGGCTACCTTGTCGCCACCGCCAAGGCCGTCCGCACCGGAATCCAGCTTTACGCCGGCTCCGAGGTCGGCGTTACCGACAAGGCCGTGGTGCGGGTCTACCGCCCGCCCGAGGAAGTCTTTGCCGACGCCTCGCTGCAGTCCTTCAGCCATGCCCCAGTGACGATCAACCACCCCGCAGAGGCTGTGACTGCCGACAACTGGTCCCAACTGGCTGTGGGCGAGGTCAGCACCGCGGCGAAGAAGGACGGCGAGTGGGTGCATCTGCCCCTCGTGCTGAAGGACGCCGCGGCCATCGCGGCCGTCGAGAGCGGCAAGCGCGAGCTCTCCGCCGGCTACACCTGCGAGCTCGACTGGACGCCCGGCATCACTGCCGATGGTCAGTCCTTCGACGCGCAGCAGCGCAACATCAAGATCAACCACCTGGCGCTCGTCGATAGAGCCCGGGCCGGTTCACAGGCTCGCATCGGTGACGGTGCGTGGGGCGCAATGCCCATTGACGACGCAACCCATGAGGACTCTCCCATGAACCTGAAGACGGTCACCGTCGATGGCATCCCGGTCGAAGTGACCGATCAGGGCGCCACCGTCATCGCCACCCTGCAGCAGCGTCTCGCTGATGCAGCCAAGAAGGCATCGGACACCGAAACGTCCCACGCCGCTCTCATTGCCGCCAAGGACAAGGACATCGCCACCCGCGATGCCGAGATCGACAAGCTCAAGGGGCAGGTGCTCGACGCCGCCGCTCTCGACAAGCTCGTCACCGACCGCGCCAACCTCATCGCCCTGGCCGCCAAGATCGCCAAGGACGTGAAGACCGAGGGCCTCTCGGATGCCGATATCCGTAAGGCCGTTGTTACCGCCAAGCTCGGCGATGCCGCGGTCAAGGACAAGTCGGACGACTACATCAACGCGCGTTTCGAAATCCTCGCCGAGGACGCGGCCAAGTCCGCCGACCCATTCGCCGCCGCCGTTCGGGACGGGATCACCCCGACGAACGACGACAACAAGACCGTCACCGACGCCCGCGCCGCGATGATCGCCGACATGCAGTCTGCGTATCAGCCGGCCAAGGCCAACTGAGGGAGCGCCGAGCATGGCACCTTATCAGACCACCTACGGCAACGCTCCGGCGAAGGGCCTGCACGGCCAGATCGCCAACGAGGAGAAGAGCAACCGCATCAGCCGCACCGTCGAATCCTCGGGCGGCGTGCGCTTCGGCCAGCCCGTCCAGCGTGGCACGGGCGACCACGGCGTGGTGCCGCTCTCCTCGGGCACCTTCCTGGGCATCGCCATCCTCAACCCAGCGGTGCCGCCCAACGCGTCACTGCCGGACTCGTACCCGCAGTACTTCACCGGTGCCTTCCTGACCCAGGGCTCGATGTACGTCACGGCGGGGGGCACCGTCGCCGACGGTGGGGCGGTCTTCTACAACACGGTGACCCACCGTTACGTCGGTGCGGCAGGCACGAACATCGTGGGTCCGATCCCGGACGCCGTGTTCGACACCAGCGGCGCTGACGGCTCGATCGTCGAGATCAGCCTGCGGAACCGCGGCACCATCCATCCCGAAGCAGCAGCCTAAGCCGGTCACGAAAGGACCACTGACATGAACCAGATGATCCGGCAGCCCTTCGCCGATGCGCAGGCTGCCTACCCCTTCGTGGTCGCGCAGGGGCGCAACATCGAAGCCCGCGTCTACCAGAAGCGGTATCCGACCTACAACTACGCCCAGGCCATCCCTGTGGTGACCGAAGGCAACCAGTGGGCGATCGGTACGACCTTCTTCTCGGTCGACACTGCGGGCGAGGCGAAGTTCCTCTCCGGGGCCGGCGCGGACATGCCGTTCAACCAGGCGGTCATGGACATGGCGAGCCATGACTTCGCCCTGATCGGCTCCGGCTGGGAGTGGAACCTCGAGGAGGTCAATCAGGCCGCCCTCTATGGCATCCCGCTCAATGCCACCAAGGCCATGTCGGCTTCGGACAAGGTTGAGCGTCTGCTCAATGGCATCGCGTTCCTCGGCTCCACCGAGAAGGGCTGGACCGGCTTTGCCAACAGCCCCGACGTGCCCCGAGCCGACGTCGCCACCTCCGGCACCTTCTGGCCGGCCAAGACGGTCGAGCAGAAGCTCACCGATGTCAACGAGGTGCTGAGCCGCGTACGCACTCAGACCAACGAGGTCGAATGGG